GCTTACTACTGCTGGCGGCGGTTTTGTTGCTGCTGGTGTGGGCGGTGGTATTACTGGTAAAGGCGCTCATGTTTTAGTCATCGATGACCCAGTAAAAAACCGCGAAGACGCGGAGAGCCAGAACAATAGAGATGCAAACTGGGACTGGTATACGTCTACCGCTTATACCCGCTTAGCTCCGGGCGGTGGGGTTCTAGTTATTTTAACTAGGTGGCATGACGATGACCTTGCAGGGCGGTTATTAAAAGCGGGTTCTGAGGGCGGTGACGAATGGGAAGTGGTGCGCTACCCAGCGATAGCGGAAGAAGACGAAGAGTTCCGAGATACGGGTTCAGCATTACACCCAGAGCGGTACGACGAGCAGTCCCTAGACCGTATACGAAAGGCGGTTGGCCCTAGAGATTGGTCAGCGTTGTATCAGCAGAATCCAGTTGCCGATGACGGCGACTACTTTACCCGCGACATGATTCAGTACTACGAGCCTGAAGACATCGACATGGACGCTATGCGCTATTACTGCGCGTGGGACTTAGCCATCGGCAAGAACGACCGCAACGACTATTCGGTCGGCATGGTGATAGGCGTGAATGAGTTTGATGAGCTGTTCATTGTAGATGTTGTGCGTGGGCGGTTTGATGGCTTTGAAATTGTGGAGCGGATCTTAGACCTCTACGAAGAGTGGAAGCCCTCGATGATCGGCATTGAGAAAGGTCACATTGAGATGGCCTTGGGGCCATTTTTACAGAAACGTATAGCAGAACGTGGGCTGTACGAAGCGTATATAAAAGACCTGAAGACAGGTAGACGCGATAAAGAAGCAAGAGCGCGAGCGATCCAAGGACGGATGCAGCAGGGCATGGTTTATTTCCCTAGAGACGCAGTATTCACGGGGCCGCTGGTTGCCGAGTTACTAAGGTTTCCTGGGGGTGTACACGATGACCAAGTAGACGCATTAGCGTGGTTAGGTCTGATGATGACGGAGTTTGCTTCATTTCAAGCGCCGGTATTTAAAGAACCCTCATGGCGAGACCGCCTTGATTACCTGACTGCGACACCTAAATCTAAATCAGCAATGAGCGCTTGATGGAAAACTTATTCGATAGGTTGCGAAAAGACGTAGAGATACGCCCCTATGACAAAGGCAATTCTGAGACTCAGTGGGGCGACGACTCTCCTACGGGTAAGCCGATTATTTATGTTAACGACGACCTCTATCAGGGTCAGGCAAAAGACAAGATGGTGAAAGCTGAATCTTTGCATTTGCTAAAGGTAAAAGAGCCAGAGCTACATGGCGACCTTATGAACGCTGCTTTAAATGACTCTGAATACATGACGGCTGCGCGGCACTCATACGATGTAGTGCGCGGTAGAAAACCTGACGAAAATGGTGAATTTATTCCTGAAGAGCGAAGGGAAAAGAGGTCTTTCGAAGACTGGCATAACATTTCGCGGTTTGACCAAGTTATTGGTGGTTACATTTTAGCCGGTGACCCTGACCTACCTACCATGAAGAACTGGAACCGCGAATCAGGCGTGTTGAAACGTATGGGGCCAGATTTGCGTCGAAAGCTTGAAGTACTAAGAAAAGAATTTAACAACGAAACCCCACGTTTAGGCGAAAGCCCAAAGCAAAAATCAAATCAGCAATGAGCGCATAAAAATGGCTTACCAGACAAAGAAAAGTAGATCTATATCCGCTGGTGAGGAATCGCTTATTGCGAGTACTCAGTGGGACAGATACGAACGCGCTAGAGATAATGGTCATCTTGAATACATCGAGATGGCTAAAAAGTGCGATGCCTATTATCAGGGCGATCAATGGGACGTCCAAGACGCAGCTATATTAGATGCAGAGGGTAGACCCGCTCTAACGATCAACACCATCTTGCCTACTATCAATACAGTGCTTGGCGAGCAGTCTACCCGACGGGCAGACATTCAGTTTAAACCAAGACGCGGAGGTGATGCAGAAGTAGCCCATACGTTGAACAAGTTGTACATGCAGATCGCAGATAACAACAAGCTCGATTGGGTAGAGCAGCAGGTATTCAGTGACGGTCTGATTATGGACGGGCGTGGGTACTTTGATTGTCGTATAGATTTCAGTGATCACGTTGAAGGTGAGATACGCATCACTGCGAAAGATCCGTTAGACATACTTATAGACCCAGATGCAAAAGAGTATGACCCAAAAACATGGAACGAGATCTTTGAGACTAAGTGGATGACACTTGATGAGATCGAGGAGATGTATGGCAAAAAGAAGGCCGATGACCTTCAGTTCATAGCTGAGAACGGTAATACGTTTGGACGCGACTCGGTTGAGTACGAAGAGACCCGATACGGCGACACAGAGAGCGCTGACGACTACTTAGGCAGCTCGGCTGATGCAGAAGACTACCGCAACGTAAGGGCGCTTAGAGTCATCGAGAGGCAGCACCGTAAGATCACGCGCATTGATTGTTTTGTTGATCCGAATACGGGTGACGCAAGGCCAGCGCCTGAAGCGTGGAACGACCGCAAGATTAAGAAGTTCGCCAAACAGTACGGCTTGTCTGTTATCAACAAGATGCAGAAGAAAGTCCGATGGACTGTGACCTGCGACAAAGTGGTACTGCACGATGACTGGTCGCCCTACAACGACTTCACCATTGTCCCTTACTTTGCGTACTTCCGTAGGGGCCGACCATTCGGCATGGTGCGTAACCTGCTGTCACCACAAGAGCAGTTGAACAAGATCAGTAGCCAAGAGCTGCACATTGTTAATACCACTGCTAATAGCGGCTGGATGGTAGAGACAGGCTCATTGGTAGGTATGACTGCGGATGACTTAGAAGAGCATGGTGCTGAAACAGGGCTGGTCATTGAGTACGCCCGTGGCACAAATCCGCCTCAGAAAATTAGCCCTAATACTATCCCCACTGGTTTAGACCGTATTGGGCAGAAAGCGGCGGCTAACATTCAGGCTATTAGTGGTATCAACGAGTCAATGCTCGGTACTGACAGTGCCGAGGTATCTGGTATCGCTATCCAAGCGAAGCAGAACCGTGGCGCAATAATGATCCAAGTACCTTTGGATAACCTGCGTAAGACTCGTCATTACTTGGCAGACAAGATACTTAACTTGATCCAGACCTTTTATACCGAGGAACGGGTTATTCAAGTGACCAACGATGAAGACCCACTAAAGCCCCGCGAACCAATGGTCATCAACGAAATGACACCTGAAGGTCAGATTATTAACGACCTAACGCTGGGTGAGTATGACGTTGTAGTGGCAACAGCGCCTGCCCGTGACTCGTTTGATGAGGTGCAGTTCGCAGAAGCACTGAACTTACGTCAGGTCGGTGTAGCTATTCCAGATGACGCGATCATTGAGTACTCACACCTAGCTAAGAAGGGCGAGCTGGCTAAGCGTATTCGCATGATTACTGGTGTTGAGCAGTCTCCAGAACAACAAGAGGCCGCTCAGATGGCGCAGCAGCTGCAAATGCAGCAGGTACAGCTTGAGCTAGAGAAGATGCAGGCTGAGGTTCAGAAGCTGAACAGTGAAGCCGCTGTAAATATCTCGAAAGTCCAAGACACCACCGACGTTCAACCGCAGTTACGTATGGCTGAACTACAAACCAAGATCGAGATAAAGATGCAAGAGCTGCAACTTCGTCGAGAACTGGCTGATTTAACTAATGAAGTTAGAACCAATCAGCAACAAACCCAAGCTGCCGCAAGAATTGCTACAACAGCAATGCAGACCGGCGCTAAAACCCGTCCAACACAATAGGAAATTCCATGTCAGACGAAAATGAAGTTCAAGAAACAATAATAATGCCCGGTGCTGACTCTCCTGAACCTGTTCAGGAAAAGTTCGACCTTAACTTTGGTTTAGGCGAAGAGGTGGAAGATGCGGAAGAACCCACTGAAGAAGTGGAAGAGAACCCTGTCGAAGAGACAGAAGCGGTTATCGAGGAAGAAGAAGAGGTAGAAGATGACACAGCCGATGACGGCGACCAAGAGGAAGAGGATGGCGATACTCCTGAAGAGGAAGAAGTTGCCGCTGAAGCCCCCGAAGAAGTAGCGCCGACTAAAACTAAAAAGCCGATGGTGCCGAAGTCTCGTTTAGATGAAGTGTTATCTAAACAAAAAGCTTTGCAGAAGCAGCTTGATGATATGAAAGCGGCCCAAGTAGTCGCTGAAAGCGCTCCAGAAGAGTACGACTTTGCCACTAAGGAAGTGGAGTATCAGACTCTAGTGCTCGATGGCGAAGCAGAAAAGGCAGCAGCGTTACGCCAAGAGATGCGGAAAGCAGAACGAGAGCAGATGGCTTTCGAGATGCGTCAAGAAATGACACAGACGGTCAATCAAAATCAGCAAGCTACTGCTTTGCAGACGGCTGCGACTGACTTGGAGGTCAACTTCCCAGTTTTCGACCAGAACTCTGAGTCTTATAACGCTGAGTACACCCAAGAAGTAATCGATCTGCGCGATGCGTTTATTACGCAGGGGCTTGGGGCGGTTGAAGCTTTAGGCAAGGCAGCGAATTTTGTTGTGAAAAGTTATGACTTAGTTGAGTCAGGTGACGAAGCTTCTGCACTGAGTGGTAGCAAGGCTCCGGCAAAACGCGCTGATGAAGTAGCCAAGAAACGAGCTGAAGTGTCTAGGAAGCTAAGAGCCGCTGACGCGCAACCCCCAGAATTGCCGGGTGAAAGCTCAGCTAATCATGGCGAGAAGGCGCTAGACGTAGCATCAATGTCGGAAGACGAGTTTAACGCTTTGCCAGAGGCCACCTTAAAGCGGCTGCGTGGCGACATTATATAGGCCAAGCTAATGATCATGGCGTTCCTGCTTGTTGTCATCATTGATAACAAGCCATTAAAAGATGAGTTCTTTTTCAGGAGCGTCACGGTCTGTAATAAGTTCGCATATTACGTCGAGTCGGGGCAGGTCAATTTAGGCCAGAGCCGCCAAAAGCAAAAAAATATTACCGCGTATTGCATCCCGAAAAAGGTACGTGAATCCACCAAGACATGGGACTGATTTATGAAAGATCCAAGGTTAGCCAGAGCAGGTGTCTCTGGTTTTAATAAGCCGAAGCGAACACCCAATCACCCTAAGAAGTCGCATATTGTTGTGGCTAAAGAAGGGGAAAAGATAAAGACAATTCGCTTTGGTGAGCAGGGCGCAAGTACCGCAGGTAAACCAAAAGCCGGTGAGTCTGACAAGATGAAAGCAAAACGTAAAAGCTTCAAATCCAGACACGGTAGGAATATTGCTAAAGGCAAAATGTCCGCAGCATATTGGGCAAATAAAGTTAAATGGTAGTAGAAATTATGCTTGCTACTTATAGTACTAATGCTAATATTCACTAATCGCCAGACCATGCGAGATTGGTTCGTGTCGTACACGTAAAAAACGTAAACCGCCTGTAAAGGCGTAAAACCTTCCGAGGTCGCCCCTCGTTAATAAGCGCTAGTTCGTCGCCTCACGATACGGGGAACGGTCTAGCCGCTCCAGAAGTCGGCTATATGAATAGTGCCTATGCACTAACAAAACTTATATGTCTATTATTGGAGGCCAAAATGGCTTTAACGAACTTCGGAACGCTTTCGGGCGATCAACTACAGGCGTGGAGCCGTGACTTTTGGAAAGTTGCACGCAACATGTCTTTCATCAACCAGTTCGCAGGATCTGGTCAGAACGCAATGGTTCAGCGTATCACTGAACTAACCAAGAGCCAGAAAGGTACTAAGGCAAACATTACGTTGCTTGCTGACATGACTGGTGACGGTATCACTGGCGACAACACTTTAGAAGGTAATGAAGAAGCGCTACGCGCCTACGACATCACCATCGAGTTGGATCAACTACGCTTTGCTAACCGCATCGCTGGACGTATGACCGACCAGAAGACTGTTGTTAACTTCCGTGAGCAATCTCGTGACGCACTTGCATACGCAATGGCTGACCGCATGGATCAGTTGGCTTTCTTAACACTGTCTGGTGTTGCTTATACAAGCAAAACAAACGGTGCCTTGAGAGCTACTTCTGGAACTGCTGGTCACGAACTAGTAGACCTTGAGTTTGCTTCAGACGTTTCTGCTCCTACGAGTGCTCGTCACCGTCGCTGGGATGCGACTGACGGTTTGGTAGCTGGCGCAACTAACGCTGTTGCTGCTGCCGACAAGATCTCTTACGAGTGTATCGTCAACTTGAAAGCCTTCGCCAAAGACAACTACATCCGTGGTTTACGTGGTGCTGGTAACGAAGAAGTCTTCCACATGTTTGTAACACCTCAGCAAATGGCTGCTTTGAAGTTAGACGCTTCATTCCTAGCTAACGTTCGTAACGCTGGTGTTCGCGGTCAAGCTAACAGCCTGTTCTCAGGTTCAAGCAGCTTGATGGTAGACGGCGTGATGATCCACGAGTTCCGCCATGTGTTTAACACA